AGGCCGACAACATACAACACACAGATCGCACAAGAGATCTGTACAAGACTCTCCATGGGAGAGAGCCTGAGATCCATCTGTAAAGACGATCACATGCCCGTACAGGCAGGTGTTTACTTTTGGCTTCAGAGACATCCAGAGTTCTTAGAGCAATATTCCAAAGCGAGGGAGGAGCAGGCTGATACGCTGGCAGACGAGATCATTGCCATCTCTGATGAGTCGCCTGAGACGACGCCTGTGTACGACAAGGAAGGCAACCAGATTGATGTGAAGCTGGACTCGGCGTACATCGCATGGCAGAAGCAGCGCATTGAGGCTCGCAAGTGGACGGCCATGAAGCTCAAGCCCAAGAAGTACGGGGATCGGGCGATCCTGGCTGGGGACAACGACAACCCTGTGGTGGTGGAGAACCATCTGAATGTCTTCGGGGAGCTATTGAAGAACCTGAAGATGCAGCGCCAGTCGTCTGATAAGTAATGGGCGCATTCGATCTTTTCAGCACTGAGGAGCTAGAGGAGCACTTCTCCAAGCTGCCCGCCGTCCAGCAGGCGGCGGTCACTTGGCAGATGAAGTGGCTCCAGCAGGCCCATGATCACCAGATTGAGCCCCCGGGGGACTGGTGGAGCATCTGGCTAATGTTGGCCGGGAGAGGCGCCGGGAAGACCAGGGCGGCGGCGGAGACGATTGCCAACTGGGCCTGGGAGACGCCCAACAGCCGCTGGCTCATCTCTGCGCCTACCAGCGGAGACATCCGGGGAACCTGCTTCGAGGGCGACTCGGGGCTGTTGTCTGTGATCCCCGAGGCGCTGATCGCTGACTACAACAAGAGCCTGCACGAACTGCGGCTGGTCAATGGATCGTTCATCAAGGGGATTCCAGCCAGTGAGCCCGAGCGCTTCCGGGGTGGACAGTGGCACGGGGCTTGGCTAGATGAGCTAGCCGCCTGGGAGTACTTGCAGGACTCCTGGGACATGATCATGTTCGCCGTCCGCCTGGGTGCCAGGACGCGGATCATCGCGTCGACGACCCCGAAGCCCAAGCCCCTGATCATGGAACTGATCGGGCGTGAGGGAGATGACGTGGTGGTCACGAAGGCCAGCACATACGTCAACGTCGCCAACCTCGCCCCGTCCTTCCAGAAGCAGATCCTCCAGTATGAGGGCACGAACCTAGGGCGGCAGGAGATCCACGCCGAGGTGATCGATCCCGAGGAGGGCGGCATCGTCAAGCGGGATTGGTTCCGCCTGTGGCCGTCGCACAAGTCCTTCCCGAAGCTGGAGTTCATCGTGCAGTCCTACGACTGCGCCACCAGCGACAAGACCCACAACGATCCGAGCGGCTGCATCACCTTCGGTGTGTTCAAGCCCCTGGACGGCGGCATGAGCGTGATGATCCTGGACTGCTGGAACGAGCACCTCCAGTATCCGGACCTGCGCCCCAAGGTCATTCAGGAGTATGAGACCGTGTACGGCGAGGGCAAGGACCGCAAGCTGGTCGATCTGGTGCTGGTCGAGGACAAGTCAGCGGGCATCAGCCTGATCCAGGACTTGCAGCGGGCTCACCTTCCTGTGATCGCTTACAACCCAGGCCGGGCCGACAAGGTGCAGCGCCTGTCCATCGTGGCGAACATCATCAAGGCCGGGCGGGTTTGGGTGCCTGAGAGCGGCAAGAGGGCCGGGTTCGTTCGGGACTGGGCCGAAGGGATGGTCAGCCAGATTTGCAGCTTCCCCGAGGGGACTGTGCATGACGAGTACGTGGACTGCATCAGCCAGGGCCTGCGCTATCTGCGCGATGCCGGGTGGATCAGCATCGATGCCCCGCCGCGTGAAGATCTTGAGCAAGAAGACATCACTGATGCCGAGATTTACAACATGCGTATTAAAACCAACCCTTATGCTGCCTGATGGAGGATCCATGGAAGAGATGCAAAGTGGAATCGGATTCCACGAAGACTACAAGCGAGTCGTCCAGCAAGCCGGAGTGCGCACGACTTTCTGTGCGAACCGATTCGAAGTCGTGGCCGCTGCGGGTAATGACATCACCGAGCAAAATGTTGTCCAGATGCTGCGGCAATGGGTCCGATGGCGCAAGGATGAGATGCGACAGTCTGGGGATCTGCCAGAGTGATGGACGCTGCCTGGATTGCCCGAACCTAGACCCAGGCCGATAATCCTGCCCATCACTGAGGACACACATGGCAATCCCCCCGAACATCAAGGAACAGATCGCCCGCCTCAAGGCCGAGTTCCTGATCAAGGCCGAAGCGGATCGACGCAAGCAGCAAAGCACGCAGAACCTAGAGAAGGTGGCGGGCAAGCCTGTGGAGTTGCCCAAGCTGGCTAGGGGTGGACAGCGCGTGCTTCCCAGGGAGCGGCGTGATGCCAATCTTGCCAAGTTCCTTGAGCCTAGCGCAGCCAAAGATAGGATGTATCACGGCATGCCCAATGAGATGGAGGGCAATGTGATGCGCCCATCTCGGCACGGCACATTGGGCGAAGGTTATTACTTAACACCAGACCCTGAAGCTGCTTCAAAGTTTGCAGATAACTCTCGCGGATTTAATAAGCCCGAGATGCGCGGCAACGTGATGCCGGTTTACTTGCAAATCAAAAAGCCTTTTGACGACAATTTTTTTGTTGGCAACAAGGCGTGGCAAGACTGGGCTGCATCGCATCTGCGCCAAGGAATGGAGCCTGACAGCAATTGGCTTCATAAGGCCGTGGAAAGATGGCCCGGTGGACATCGAGAAAAGAATGCCAAGGCAATTAAGGATGTCCATGACAAGCTAATCCAGAGCAATGCCATGGTGAAAGATTTAATGGTGATGGGCGATGACGGGCAAGTAAGCACGCCGTGGGCAAGTGAATTTGCCAACATTATCAAAAATCACGGCGCTTTTGACGGGATCATCATGAAGAACTCTGGAAAAGGGTTTGATGAATACGTCGCCTTCCATCCTCATCAAATTAAATCCGCCATCGGCAACCGTGGCACATACGATCCCCGCAAAGCCGACATCAATAAGGCGGATGGAGGCGAAGTGCATTCCAAGCTAGCCACTGATCGCATGCGGATAGAGCTTCTTAAGGCTGACGGTGGGAATGTCCGAGCAGACTACATGGGCGCTGGCCGCTACTACAGCCCCCTGGAGAAGGCTGCCATGGGTGTTCCTCGTACGAAGGGGACGCCTGCCGAGTTCCTAGCAGAGGCTAGCAAGCAGCCTGGATTCCGCGCAGAGGAGTTGGAGGACCGTCCGATTCCCATGACGCAGCAGAAGATGACCAAGCAGGAGTTTGCCCAGCATCTGGCTGCAAACCCTGGCCCGAGCCTTTTGGCGCAGACGCTCAGTGCTGGCGATGATGAGGCACATCACGAAGAGTGGACGCATCCTGGGGGGAAGAACTACCGCGAGGTCTTGATCAAGCGCCCAAAGTGGAAAGGCGATGAGAAGATCATGGAGCGTGAGGCTCAACTTCGTCGCACTGAAAATCCCAAGTTGCAAACAGTTCTGATGAATGAGATCAACGAACTGAAGAAGCAGAAGGCAAAGATGGGAGATGTCTTCGAAGGAGTGAAGCATCACTTTGGCGGTGAGCCTGGAATCGTTGCCAGCTTGCGCCTGAAGGATCGCGAGAGCCCGAACGGAGAGAAGATCCTCCATGTGGAGGAGATCCAGTCCGACTGGCACCAGCAAGGCCGCAAGAGTGGCTACAAGAAAGCAGACCATGAAGAGGCCACAAAGGCCATGGCCAAGCAATACGATGAGTTGTCTGAGCGCAGGCGTCAATTGCTTCAGGCTGCCGAAAACACGCCTGATGATCAGATGGATGTGTTCAAGCGGTTGATGGATGAGGAGCGATCTGTCACTGCGCAACTGAGGGGGATGCAAGAGTCGATGGATTCCATGAGGACTGCTTCTCGACATGGCGTTCCCGAGGCCCCGCACAAGAAGTCCTGGCATGAACTGGCTCTCAAGCACGCACTGCAAGAAGCCGTTGCCGGGGGCTATCACGGGATCGCATTGACGACCGGAGATCAGCAGGCCGACCGATACAGT